AGGCGTATTGGTACGCCGTAACTACCAGCTCGCGTGGAAGGAACTTTTTAAAGTTCCCTCTGTGCGGGAATTCCCTAAGGTTATTTTCATAACCTTTCGGATTATCACTGGCAGGAGCCAAGCATCGATCTGACTCTTCGTCAGTATCGAACGAAAGAGATGCTATTCGTAGCATCTCCGCCCAACCCGGTACAATGGCCCTGTAGGGGCGGTTGTGGACCATCCAGGTACGAATCTGGTAACATTGGAATCTACGGTTGTAACGCCGCGGAAACTGACTGTTCCATCGTTTGATCTGAATGGCCGTTTTACGGTAATCGACCCAGCAGACATATCCAACTTCCGCGCTCTCAGCGTATGGAAGTTTTATGTATTTATCTACTTCTAGAAAAATACAATCTGCCAAATCGGTTAATCCTCGCTCGATTGCAACGTTGTGTAGCGTTACATAACTAGCGATTGACGTACCTTTGCGATGATTCCACGTACTCTTCACTCGAAGAGGGGTGACATCGATGCCTTTGTAAGCATCACATCCGCATGACTCCCTAAAGGAGCCTGCTACGCAGCACTTACCTTCATTGAACTTTAAATCAACAAGAGGCAAGTGATCTAGTACCGTCTGATAGACTTCACGACGGATGATGAGATCATCGCCAAACACATACATTAAAGTTGAAGCCTGAGAGGCTGTCAGCTTATGTGTTTGCATAATGGCTGCTATAGAGAGGGACCAGAACACGAGAGACTCTACTGGGAAGCATAAACTGCTACCCATTGGAGCGAACTTTCGCATACGGTGAACCTCTCCCGACGGGAGTACAGTGGCCGGAGTTCTCGATGCCATAAGGCACGTCAACCACGGTTCAGGAAACAGTCGCTGTATTAAGGCGACCGAGACCCTATCACTTGCATCCTTCATATCTAATGTGACCCAAGGTTCACCTTTAGACCCGCGCATAGCTAAATCCCTATTGACATTTTGGTCCCGGAAATTAATCCGGCCGTGTGTCAAGGGACAATCATCGATAGCTTTTTCAAGCGTTCGACGAAGGCCTTGCTGGATCCATTGGTATTCCAAGGGTTCGCACGATATTAACCTTGGTCCACGACTGTCTTTAGGGACGAGCACCACCTTAGCAGTGCCCGATCTAAATTCAGCCATGGATTCAACGTCGACCGCGTCAACATAGTGACTCCCATTATACACAAAGTATTCCCAGTGTGGGAATACTGATTGTAGATCATGGAAGTACCGTTGAAAAACGGCCTTTTCATGAGGGAGTTCGCCAGTTGAAACGCTACCGGACCCGTGCCGAGCTTTGAAAGGCTCAGCTTTAGGATCCAGCATGCCGACCACTCTCTTGACGAGAATGGAGGCCTGTTGAACCCACGGGAACCGACTATAGGGGTCCAATCTGGGCCTGGGAGATTCATCTCTCCTGGTGCCACTATTGGAGCATCCCCCTTCTCCGCTGACGAGATGGCGCGCCATTCGCATGGTGCCCATCGTACGTCTTTGAACGGAGGATTCACTCTCCCGAGTGGGAGATAATGAATCATATGTCGGCACGTCGCCCAATAATCGTGATCCACGATTGATGCTCCCTGTTTCCAGAGGGCATCGAAGTTTGTCGCTTGGCATGGAAGCCAAACGATCTTCATGGGTTTCGTCTGTGTATCCCTCCCAGAAACAAGGGAGGGAGGTGTCTGTTGCAACGAATGAGCTAATTGTATGTTCATTTTGTTGTTTGGTAGTCGGCACTTCAAGTTTGTACAGAATGTAACAAACCTGTCGCAGCCATTTTAGTGAGCCTGCGCACGCATCACTGCGTTCGCTACCGTTCACGTTGAATAAGTTCCCTATGAACCACCCGAGAAATCGGGGCAGTTCGGTACCAGTTTTCAACTGAAAACCACGTACTTGTAGGGTCCTATCATTAGCAAGGGCCGTGTCAATGGCTTTTGCTAAAGAAGGTACAGTCCTTGTTAGGAACTGTAGTCCTTCATGGCGGAAGCGATGTTCGATCTCTCGAATATCTCTTCTGAATTCAACGTTTGGATATGCAGGTGCACTAGCCTTCACAGATTGAAGGCCAGCTATGAAAAGCTGAAGATAGAACTCTTCAGCCTGGCTTTTCGGGTTCCTCATTTAGAGTGACCTTCCAAGCATAATAACTAACCTCAATCTGACCCTAATCCCCAAACCTCCTAATGACAAAGTAACTATGTAGTGACGCTTGCGACTAAGCTCGCGTACTTGCACAATTACTAGAGACGCAAAACGGCTCTTTCGCCGTTTTACTTGCTCTGGACGTCTCACGACGTTCATCAAGTATTAAGCCTCTCTGTTGAGTAGCTTGGCCCATTGCCCTGACACCAAAAGGATGTCAACGACAACGGACATAAGCGTATCAAGATGCGCACTCGTGATGTAACCATTCGATTGAATCGGACGGTCCAGCACGAAGTAGCCAGCTGCCGAAGGCGTCACGCCTCCGGTCAGCGACGTATCAGTGTCGAGCCGAGTTAAATCGGCCCTGACTAACGTACGGCAGCGTTGCTTGAACGCAGAGCCCGACAGGGTGTGACTTATGGTCACCTCATGGGGGATGGTCGTCGCATTCGCTGCAATTCGTCGCAGTGTCTTGCCATCGAGGGGTGATGCCACTTGAGCGTAAGTTTTCGCTCCTTCGGCACCGGGTTTCGTGACACTACCGCTATCGGTAATGACTAGATCTGGGGTTAACATGTTATTATGCCTTTCTTTAAGGTTGATGACTTGTATACACTTCAGTAGGTGGTGAGTTTACGATCAACAATAGAACATGCCACAATGGGCATCTCGCTGGATTCCAAAGGCACTGCCTTTCGACTCTAAGCTATTTGTTCACCAGATTCTATTGATTCTTACCTCATCATTGTCTTCCATGTACTAACCCACCATTCGATTAAGAATGATGGACTGGGAGGTTTCCACAAGAGTTGTGGATCTACCTCCGCGCGGTGAGAGTTCTTGTAACCAGCAGACTACCAGCAATGGCAGCCTGCCTTAACTTGAGACTCTTGACTGCGACCGCATGGGCATCCGGTTTTATCCGGGTGCGGTCATAAGCTTTGAATGTTCTCCTATAGACCCAACCAGGATTTCTAAGACGGTCTTTCGAATCCGTCCACCATGTAGGTGGAGGGACGTAATTAGCCGTCGTATTAGCCAGGAAGGTCTGAGAAATCTCAGCTTCGTAATGGTATGTCAGTGAATGACAGAAGTCCGTTACTTTAGTCTCAATTGGGAAGTTACTCCTTGCAAATGAATGCAAGAAGCTACTCACGTCGACTACCCAGTCAACGATAAACGATAGTGGGATAGCATCCCACACGATCCCGGGGTCTTTTCTAACCCCGAGAGCGTCTAATCTCGCAGCAGCATACGCATCGTCGTTTACACGACGCATCGACTGCTGAAACTGCTCCTTGGCATCGGGAAAACCCTTTAATGCCTCGAAGCGAGCGATTAGTTTCGCATGTGCTTCCTCCAACAACGGTAGAGAATAAGAATATCTCATCGTTGCGTGGTATACGGGTCGGAGAATCCATCGCGTACGTTTTAGCGTACCCACGCTTGCGCGTGGAGATGGACTACTATCAAAGGCACAGTTAGCCGGCCATCCGGTCACTGAGAGCCCTTGATATCTCCAATCCCGGCTCGTAGGCACACCAGCCGAAGCTGGTATAAAGCGTCGATAATGACGCACCTGCGGGCGATTCGCATATTGCTTTAGAACCTCAAATTTGTATTTGAGATCCTCTAGAGAAGTATAAAAGCCCATGATATCTGCTACAGTTAGCTGGGTACCATAGACACCTTCTAGATGCGCGCCAGCGAGACGTTTGGTTATGTCTTTCAACATTTTCCGACGCCCGCTGCGTAGCTTGAAGCTAAGATCTGAGTACGATTCTACCTTACGAGGGTTAAACCTCTTAAGTATCCTCGGATTCCCAAATACACGTGATAAAGCGATTCCAGCGTTTGACACAGACCGCTTCACATCCTTTAATTCAAGGAGGAAGTTAACTAACGAGTCACCCTCATTTACATGAGGGATCATGAATGCCATGGCTTCATCAGCCATTGCTATCATGTCCACGTTAGGTGGCTGTGAAAAACTAATGAGCGAAGTGATCATCGGTACGGTTACTCCCTTGAGAAATGTGTTTGTTTGAGCACATTCCCCGAAAAGAGTCCTTATTGAACCACTCGTAAACTCATTCGTCTCACTCGTATGATGACAGTCGCGAAAACGACCATCGTTACCTTTGTCGTCAGTCATGGACTCTGCGTAGGTTCGATAAGAACCGGGCACGAGCCATAATTGCTCGCCAGTCGGACCGAAGTCCGCCTTGACGTAAGACGTAGGGGTTCCACTTATAGTTGGACTTAACCAATTAGTGGCCCATTTACGTTCGGTAAGGGTTATCACAGAGCAAAACGGACCATTATTAGTGCGAATTCTCATAT